GGCATGGGGCGTAACAGACTGAAAATTAGTCATTTGGGATTATATGCCACTGCCTTGTGCCGGATGCACCATACGGAGATTCATTCAAAGCCAGAACAAGAATTTTGGGACAAATACCACATCTGGCCTATCAAGCTAGACGAGTATCTATGCAGACAATTGAGGCTTAAGGCGTTTTGAGGAGGAAATAGAAGGAAGGGGTAGGGATGTCGGAAGTTAAGTGGATCAAGGTATACACAAATATGGTAAGTAACAAAAAGATCAAACGCATTCGCACTCTACCAGAGGGAAATAACATCGTTTTAGTATGGGTTTTTCTCTTAGCTCAAGCTGGGGAGAGCAACAGAAGCGGAGCACTATACCTAACAGATACACTTCCATTTAGGTCGGAGGATTTAGCGGTTGAGTTTGACTTCGAAGTTACTGTGATTAATTTGGCACTCATAACCCTTGAAAAGTTTTCCATGATCGAGGTATTCGACGAAGTTATCTATATCAAGAATTGGAGCGAGTACCAGAATACCGAGGGCTTAGAAAAAATCAAGAGCCAAACGGCCTCGCGAGTTGCAAAGCATAGGGCAAATAAGCAGCTATCCCTATCAAAATGCGAAGATGTAACGCAATGTAACGTTACAGTAACGCAGGATGTAACGCAATGTAACGCAACAGATATAGATAAAGAATTAGATATAGATAAAGAATTAGATAAAGAATTAGATAAAGATATTAAGAAGAGAGGTAATGTAAAACCAAAAATCATCAAAACCCTATTTGGTGAAAAAGTACACTTAACGGATATCGAGTATCAAAAGCTCATCGAAAAGAACGGTGAAGCGGATACAAGCCAGATGATCTCCATTCTTGACAATTGGTACTTACTTCACGGAAAGAAGCCATATGCGTCTGATTATCAAACCATGGTAACTAATGGCTGGGTGTACAAGAAGTTAGGCGAGGAAAGACAAAAGCAGGGCAGACAAGTCCAGAAGCAACCCAATCGCCCCAGATCCTTTGATGCTATCGATGAGTGGGACAAGTTAACGGAGGGATTGATCGAATGACGAAAGACGAATTCAAGAAATTCTTTAAATATATTACGTCGGTCACAACTGACAATAATCCATCAGCGGAGCGAACCCAAGTTTACTGGGACTTACTGAATGATATCCCGTTCGATGTTGTTATGGTTGCGGCAAAAAAAGTTATAGCTACCCTAGAAAATCCATTCTTGCCTATGCCAGCGGTTTTCCGGTCCATGGCACTGAATGTTACTGGACAGATCACCCCGGCAGCCCCTGAAGCATATGCCGAAGTTTTAAGAGCGATTCGTAACTTCGGCTCTTACCGAGAAACAGAGGCTATCGAAAGTCTATCCCCGCTTGTGAAAAAAGCGGTACAGGCAATCGGCTGGAAAGATCTCTGCTTGAGCGAGGAACCAGACGTAATTCGCGGTCAATTCAGAATGGCCTATGAAGCACTGGAGCGACGTGAAACGATGGACGCAAAAACACCTCAGTCATTAAAGGATATTATCGCCAACATGGATAGAAGATTTATTCCGGCACCGACACATGAGGAAACGGTGAAGAAGTTAAAGGACAAGGAATGGGAAGAACATCTTAAAGAGCTGAAGAAAGAGATGGAAGATGATTTAGGTGAAGATTGAAAGTGGAAGCGGAGAAATTTTACTTGTAGGAGGGAAAATGGTAACAGCCAAGAGTTATTTTTCTGGAGCTGGCGGCATGGATCTAGGACTAACCGAAGCCGGAATAAGCATAACCCACTCATACGAAATTGATTCTACCTGCTGCGAAACCTTACGGAATAACTTCAGCCATGAAATACACCAAGAGGATATATCCAAAATCACAGTGTTGGACCAAGAGGACGCAGACATCTATGTCGGGACATTCCCCTGCACAAAGTATTCCGCAATCGCCGATATTCATGGCACTCGAACGGGTGATGATCTATTCCTGCACTACTTCAGGCATGTAGCCCTAGCAAGACCTGAAATGTATATTGTCGAGAATGTCCCAGGTATGAAGAAGTTTCAAGTAGTCATGGAGGCACTAACCAAGTTGCCTGATTACTATGTTCGAGTTGAATGCCCGGTCAATGCTGATATGTGGCTACCGCAGAAAAGGAAAAGACTGATCGTATTTGGGACCAAGAAACCTTTCGACAACCTAGAATACCCAGAAAGCACTCCGATTCGCCTTAAGGATATTCTGGAGGATAATCCTGAGATAAATATCCCGGATTACGTCTACAAGCGCCTTAACGGAGGATACCGGGACAAGCCAATCATTACCTTGCCTGATGGAATTGCGCCAACGTGCGTAGCTCATTACTCAAAAGATGTAAGTACACGACTCGTGAACGATGGCACCCGAATTAGACCATATACACCGAGGGAGTATGCGAGACTTCAGGGATTTCCAGATAGCTTTAAGTTCGCCGGTAGTGATCGGGATATATACAAGCAAGTTGGAAATGCAGTGGCTATACCAATGGGAAAATGGGTAGGCGAACAGGCGCTGAAGTATTTTAGCTAGGAGGCGGGCAAACCATGCCAAGTGGCAAGAAAATGACCTTCGATGAAACCTTGGCGCTCCAGCTATACCATGAACTAAAAAGCGATAACCAAATTGCAAAAGCAGTCGGTAGATCAAAGTCTGCCATTGCATCATGGAGAATGCGAAGGAACTTGCCAAGTCTACAAACGATCTTTCGACCTAAATTTGATGACAGTGAATTCAAAAGCTCAAATTATCGCGATGTACTTAATCCGACTCAAGCAAATCACATGCGACAATTCCTGTTTCAGTTATTTTTAGCCGGGAAACAAGTGGTAAAAGCAGGAGTCAAGCCGAATGTTGGTGAGTTTATCAATGTTTATGCTGGTCGAGTGAGATCCGAAGAAGAGTGGAAAGTTGAAAGAACTTGGATGGCGAGGGAAAAAGCGAAAGGAGCCAAGGAGGATGAGCAAAGAAAAAAGCAATCGCCAGAAGCTGAGAGATTTGTTTCCAACGCTGACGGTTTTCAACGCCGAGTCCAAGAAATACAAGAGCCAAAAAGCTCTTGCAGATAAGTTTGGATTCTCTTACAGCGCAGTTTGGGAACATAACGCTTGGCTGAATGGAAAGCGCAAAATACCAATGATGCGCGAACCGAAAAGAGAGGAACCAGATGTTGCAACAATGGATGCCGCTGTGAAAGCTCTGGGACGTGCTGTAGGTTGCAAAAATGTAGTTAAGGTGTATCGCATCACCGAGGAGTATCAAGACGGTCAAATGGGGTATGAAGGACTTGAATTCGTCGAGGAAAGAGATGTTCAGGTTCGGTCTAAGTTTGGATTCTGAGGAGGAAGAAATGGATGGTGCGCAAGTCACTTAAAATATGCGCAGACGAGCAGAAAGGGCATTCTGAGGCGTCGAGATGTTCCGACCGTCCATTTGTCCCAAAAGGGGTAAATCAAAAGCCTGAGGACGTCCTAGACGGCATAGTTGAACCTGAACCAGCTTGGAGATTGACGAACGAGGAAATTAGGGAACTTGAGATTAGATTTAGTAAAAAATAGGGGGAATGGCTTATCAATAAGTGCGGGCAGTGTTGCCACTGGATGATAAAAAGGGAGTGCCCGAAGGAAGCAAACGGCATATTCATGAATGCTGGAATGTGGGCTTGCAACAACTATTTAGAGCAACCTTGGTTTACTAAATTGAAATCAGAAAGAGGTATGGAGAATGCTTAATCGTGTCGTATTGATTGGAAGATTGACGAAAGACCCCGAATTGAGATACAGCCCAAGTGGTGTAGCTGTAACGAATTTCACCCTAGCCATTGATCGTAAGTTCAAGAATGCTCAGGGTGAAAAGGAAGCCGACTTCATCCCATGCGTTGCGTTTAAACAACTCGGTGAATTGGCGGCCAATTATTTGGCGAAGGGAAAACAATGCTCAGTCGATGGACGGATGCAAACACGAAACTATAACAACAAGGATGGACTGAAGGTTTATGTAACCGAAGTGATTTGCGAAGATATACACTTTCTGAGTCCGAAGGATGGCGGTAGTGATCATCCAGCAGCTACAAATACCCAAAGAACCAACGAAGTTAATTTAGATGACGACATTCCTTTTTGATGTAAACAATTAAATCTAAATGCAATAACAAAGTAGTAAGTG